AGCAAAGCGCGTTGTTGGCGAAGGTCGCCCCCCAGCTAATAAGCTGGGGCCCAGTCACGCTTGAGTGCGAGAGCGTGACGTCTCGGAAACGTAGACAAGTGGTCCGCGTCGCCGGGAACCAACACTCGCCAATCATGGAGATATTCGGTACTCTGCGCCCATTCAGGCGCAAAACGAACACCTTCCACGTCGACAAGGGGTTCCTCCCTTCCGACAACACGAAAACACTTCGCCAGAGCACGATTACCCTCAAGGGGATCGTTCTCAACTTTGGTAGTCGCGAACCAGTGGAGGTATTCCTCACGCTGGAGCCGACAGTTCCATCGTTTCAGGGGCTTGACCTTGCTAGGGTCGTACCACCCGATAGCGGGGCTCTGGAACGGGACCTCGGGCAGCCTACCCAGAAGTCGCTCAATCTCCTTCCTCAGGAGATCCGCAGTCCTGCGCTTCCCAATAAGATAAAGGAAGTTCGCAGACGCCACGGTACTCAGAATCCCTGACACGTCTCCACGATGTGCAGGAACGTCCTTCCGCAGGTAAACCGGAGTCACCGGCACCCCACGAAAAGCGTCCATTCCGCAAGACTCCCGGAACTGTCCTTTCCAGAAGGACTTACGGACGTTGACCTTCAGCCCAAAGGCCTCCAGGCCAGCGCACACCGTTGGCGCATCGTCGACGGGGCAAATAATATCGTCCCCGAAGACTGAGATCTCCTTCGCCATCTCGGCGATAGAGGTCTCTGAGACATAGACTCCGTGCTTGACCAACCGCGCAGACACCGCGATCACAAAGAACGCAAGTGCCTCCACGGGAAAAGTCAATGCACTGCCCATTGACGCGAACTTCCTCAGCTCCAGGGTCTCCCCTGTTGGCAAGAGAGCTCGCCTCGTCCGACACGCCTCAGCCCACCGGAGAAACTCCGTGCGGGCAAAAACGCGACGAACGAGTGCCAAAGACACTCGATCACTCGCCTCGGACAAATCCAGCGTAGCCAAATGGCCCGTTTTGGACGCATCCAAGACAAGGTCCCGGTGCTTCTGCTGCGTGCGGAACTCAACCGACCCACTCAGGATCGGATGAGACTCAACAACACGCCGCAACCACCGGTACAGCCCCTGCTGCGCGAACTGCATTGCAGTTGATTCGACAGCAATGACTCGGGGTGTCTTCAAAGTCTTAGGGACAAAGACGACCTTCACAGGCGCCTCGTCCTCAGGGCAGAGAAGCCGCGGAGCATCCTCTGGATCCATGGTAGGCTCGCCCCAAAGGGCAGACTCCTTGCCATAGAGAGCCAAAGATGGGGTAAACCCCACCTCATAAAGACGCTCAGGCCAAACATCAAATCGCCACTTACCGTTTCCGGTCCGGCGATCCGTCGTGACCCCTGGCCCGTGTTGACAGGGAAGCTCGGCCTGACTAGGGTCGAGTCCGTCTGACATCTTCCAAATGATGGAGACGACTCTGTCAACACAGACAAGCAAGTCCTCAGGGACCTCAGAGAGGTCCTCAGGAACTGCGGCCTCACACGCAACGTACGCTTCAACGGCGCGAGCATTTCGCTCAGGAGAGCAAGGACGCTCGACTTTCTTGCAGAACAGCAGAAACTGCCGCACTGCAGAAACGCAATCCGCCGAAGCATCGTCACGGAGTACACCGTCTCTGTCGAACACGTGTTTGAAGAACCCCTGCAGAAATGCGGGATACTTCCTGCCCTTCGCGTGCGAAAGCCCGCGGAAGGCAGTGGCTGACAACCGACCCTCGTCCAGACCTCTTTCGAAGTCTGAACAATAGGCCGGCAGGGTGATCGTCAAAAACGAATCACCCTCGTGTTCGACCCTCGCGCGTAACGTCAAAACGTCACGCCGAGTGGGGGCGCCACACTCCTCTCCCACGTCTCGCAGGAGAGCTGTTGCGAGTTCCAACAGGCTTTTCACCGTGCCTCCTAAAGAAGGTCGCGGGTCCGGTTCCTACCGGATAGCCTCACTCCCAGGATCCACGCAAGGCCGCTTATTTGGCCCCACGCAAACCCAAGCCACGTCCGCTAGTTTTCACCAGCGGCAATCCGGGTGAGATTCCCGGACGCCTGAAGGAACACCGCCAAGGTGGTCCCCAGGAGGGCGGCCTCCACGATCGGGACGTTGGCCGGCACCTGCAATGCGCAGGTGACGACCGTAGTCTCTTTCGAGGACTGTCCAGTCGCGGCGGGGTTATCAACCCACGCCATCCTCGCGAGCTTCACGTAGGACCGACGAGCGCCATCCCGTTTCGTCTCGGAACCGATGGTCAGGTCATAGACCGTACCATCAGGCTCCTCGAGCCGGTAGGTGCTCTCGTTGTCCCCGGAGGACACGCGAGGGAGCGACTTGTTGACAGTGTTGTAAGCCAGAGTGACAGGATCCGGGAGGCTCATGGGAATCGCTCCAGTATCGGGCTAATGCCCTATAGATCAACCTTCTCCTCGCCGACCGCGTCAAAGCGCGTAGCCAAGCCATTCACCGAACCCTAAGACCTAGTGTGCAACTCCCAGCTGCCCCAACGAGGGGCCTCGAGGAACATTACACTAGATCATACGGGGCAAGGTTAGCGACTGGCGCGTTTGCTAGGATCGCGAAAGCCGGAAGAGAGAAGGGCAGCAAGGATGGCCTCTTGGCGCGGGTTCAACTCGTCGCCGAAGGTCATCCCGGGAAAGTAGGGGTTCCCCTCGTACCGAGACTTCGTCACCCTGCGATAAAATGAAGAGAAACTGACCCCATTACTGTGGTCAGGCCACTCCATCCACCCGGGTTGAGTCTCCCCACCGTGATAGGAGATCGCATATGCATGGATCTCCTCCTCGGTGGTTCGCATGGTGTAGTTGCGAAGAAGCACGAGATTCTCGAGGCCGTTGATTGGGCTGATGTTCGAAAAAACATCGCCGAAGTTGGTGAACCAATCCAACATCCACGACCACGGGAGCACCGACCACACTGCGTCCGGTGTAGGAAGAATTCCGAACAGCTGCGCGGTCTTGCGGGTTTCCCACAGGAACGAAGCAGTATCGGGGATGTGGTACTGAAAAGCACCAGACCACCAAATCCGTTCCGTCCTGAGGCGCAGGACATTGCGGTACGTATGGACATTATAGTCCCCGTACCACCCCGGGATCTCAAAAGGACCAGCGCCGCCCACGCCCCAATAGGCGTAAGGGACGACGCGATCCTCCAAGACCTCGGTTGTCTTCTCGTTCACCAAGGTAACCTCTCGATCCAGAACTTATCCGTTTTCATTCCGGATTCTCTGGATCTGTTTATCCACGGTCTTCATAAGTTCAAAGAACTTCTGAAGATCGCGGACGAAAGGCTCCCATCCGAAAGCGATGTTGAGATACTCGGACCCAAGGGCCCGAAAATCCAACAGCCTCTCGTAGAAGTGTCGACCCCACGCTGACGGAGTCAGCAACTTGAACGGGACCTGGGGGAGGTCCTTCAGCTCCACAAGGAACTGAAAGGCACTCCCCTGGTCCGGAACAAGAGGGTTCGCACGCCAAAATCCCTCGGGCGCCCTGGATTGGAGGATTAACTTCTCTCCAGTCCAAGACGGGTAGTCCCGGGGATACGAGGGGACGGTGAGATCTGCCAGCGGATGTACCCCCTGAAGGAGGACGTCAGCAGGCTGCGTCCACACCGTCGCTTTGACCGCCGTTCCAGCTCGATGGACAAGTTTTTCCTCGAACTGAAAGAACGGACCGCCGCCACTCCAGCTGCCCGAAGGCAGCCGATAATGCGACTCAGAAACGAGAAGCGCCTCATGATTCCAGCTCCACAACAGCGTGGGATCGGTGCGGACATTGCCCACGAGGGCGTATCCACGTCGATCCCTAACCTTAGGAAGCTGGGCCATCGGGAATATCCCCCTAAATGGACAGACGTGGGTGAGGACCACAACAAGTGGCCCCAGGAGCGCGCAAAGCGCG